AGTTTGTCAGAAGACTTCCAGACAACGATGCAGAGGCTGCAAAGGTATTGGGCATGAGTTCATCTGACTTTGGTATTGGGGCAAGACCCGTGTACTACATGACCTATCCAGAGTTCTTATCTAGAAAGAAATCAACCTTTGATTCTGACTTTGATGATAAGAAGCAGGCCGTATATGAAATAGATGGCTTTCATGGCAGATCTAAGTTTGATTGGTTAAATGTAAGAATTCTTGTAATTGATGATCTAGGAAAAGAGTATGGTTCAAAGTACGATGACACATCTTTTGATGAGATACTTAGACTTAGATACGACAAGGCTCTGCCAACAATTGTCACCACCAATGTACGTCTAGAGAATTGGGAAGCAGAGTACAAGGAAGCGATGGCAAGTTTTGCCCACGAAGCCTTTATTAGAGTTCCTATAGTCGGCGCAGATTTAAGAGCAGCACAATGAAGGGGATGAGTATGGAGAGTCCTTGGAGGACAGTGCAACTATTTATCTCCTCTCAGGCTGCTGGTATTTTTGAAGTTGAGGTTGATACTAAAACAAAAAAGATTAGATGCAACTGTCCCGTATGGAAAAAGACTCTCTTGTGCAAGCACGTCTCTTTTGTAAACAATAAGATGCTCATGAATAAAGGACACTACTCAATACTTGTTCCAAGTGAAGTTCCAGAGGAGTTAGCCCAGCAGGCAAACGTAGACCCAAAGACGTTTCGTGACTTTGTAGTTAGGTATGCTAAAGTCGAGGTACTATGAAAAACGGAGACATATCAAACGTCTCCTCTCCGCAAGTAGTGTGTGTAACAGATGTTGTAATAACTTTAGTAGAAGAAGTAACAGGAAAACTTTTTCTTACAAAAGTTAGTCATAAACTAGGGGACATACAGTTAGAGGGGGCGCATAAACTTTGGAAATTATCTAATGATTATGGACTGTCACTTGAGTTAGCAGGCTATGCAGAATTAGGTTGGACAGATGAGTTATTAGAGAAGGCCTTTGAAAAATTAGAACGAGAGATTGTTAATCCTTTCAACTACTGGCAGTTATACGCTGATCCAGCCGAGTTGATTAGGAAGATTCCGTATCGTGCTAATCTTAGAGGAGTAGTAGATATACCAAATAGAGTGGCAAGATATGGGTCAGCAGGAGTTGAACTAAAGAATTTGTAAGAGGGGGCATAATGGCAGCAGATAACGAACACCGTTTAGTAAGCAAGATAATCCGTGACAGAGACATTGTCCCTGCTCTTCAACGAGGCGTAAATGAATCTTGGTTTTTAGATGAAGATAACCGCAAGGCTTGGTCTTTTGTTAGAAAACACTACGGCGAATACAGCGAGGTTCCAACTGCTGTAACTGTTAAAGATCACTATCCAAATTACAAAGTATTAGATGTACAAGACAGTGTCGATTATTTACTTGACACAATGGTGGATTTTCGCCGCCGTCTCCTTACTCGTCAAGGATTAGAAACTGCCGTAGAACAACTGCAAGAGAACGATCACAACGCTGCCTTGCTTGCAATGGAAGCGACTATTACCAAAGTAAATGAACAAGGCATTCTTGGTACACACGAAATTGATTTAACAAAAAATACCGAACAACGTTATAAAGAATACCAAGCATTACAAAATCAAGAGTTCTTAGGTATACCTACAGGATTTTCTAAAATTGATGAAGCAACTGCTGGGCTTCAAGGTGGTCAACTAATAACTATTATTGCTCCACCTAAGACTGGTAAATCTCAAATTGCTTTAAAGATGGCGGTCAATGTTCACACCCAAGGATTCATTCCTATGTTTCAATCCTTTGAGATGAACAACCATGAACAACAACAGCGTCATGATGCGATGAGATCAAACATTTCCCACAGCAGATTACGTCGTGGAAAGTTATTGCCAGCAGAAGAAGATCGTTACATTGAAGTATTAAACAAAATGGAAACAGAACCATCTTTCCATTTAATTGATGCTGTTAGCGGTATTACGGTATCCGCATTGGCAGCCAAAATAGAACAAACTAAACCAGACATTGTTTTTGTAGACGGCGTTTATCTCATGCTTGATGAGGTTAGTGGAGAAATGAATACTCCTCAAGCAATTACTAACGTTACCCGTGCATTAAAGAGGCTGGCTCAAAGAATTGATAAACCAATTATCATCACCACACAAACTCTTTTGTGGAAAATGCGTGCTGGCAAAGTTACCGCAGATTCTATTGGTTACTCTTCGTCTTTCTTCCAAGATTCAGATGTAATTTTAGGTCTTGAACCAATTGAAGAGGATGAAGACATTAGATTACTAAAGATTGTTGCTAGTCGTAACTGTGGGCCTAGTGAAACTGCTTTAACTTGGCGTTGGGAAACTGGTTGCTTTCATGATGAAGAGCAGATGATGAAGTGTAAGTTTTGCTCTGATTGGGGCCGTGTGTGATTGATGTAGAAAAAATATTATTATTTTTAGAACTTCCACTCTATGCACAACGAGGTAGTGAAGTTAACGGCCTATGTCCAATGCATAAAAAAAGAACTGGCAAAGAAGATCGCAGGCCTTCTTGGTGGATTAATACGGAAACTGGTGCCCACATTTGTTTTTCTTGCGGATACAAAGGAAACATTTATACGTTAATTGCTGATGTAAAAGGAATTGATTATCACGATGCTAGAGATTACATTGATGATACTGCTGAAAAACCTATTGATTCTTTAATGAAACGAATAAAAGAACTTCCTCAATACGTGCAAGCAGAACCAGAACAAATACCAATGTCAGAGGCTCGTCTTGCAGTTTACATAGACGCACCAGATTTAGAATTAAGAAAACGATTTTTAAAACGAGAAGCAGTAGATGCACACGGTGTTAGGTGGGATTTAAAAAACGAAGCATGGATTCTACCAATTAGAGATCCTAATGATGGATCGCTGTGGGGTTGGCAAGAAAAAGGTGCTCGTGGCAGGTTTTTTAAAAATCAACCAGCGGGAGTAAAAAAATCTAAGACAGTATTTGGCGTAGAGATTATGGAAGATGAGTTAATTAATAAACCACTAATTGTTGTGGAGTCACCGTTGGATGCAGTTCGATTAACTGGGCTAGGACATCAAGCGATATCTACCTTTGGCGCACTTATTAGTGAAGATCAAGCAAAAATTATGAGACGTGCACTTAAAGTTATCGCAGCACTTGATAATGATAAGGCTGGACATACAGCGAATGAACAAATGCGTGAGTTTTCTAGAAAGTACGGAATGGAATTGTCGTATTTTAATTACACAGGGATTGATGTTAAAGATGTAGGAGACATGACAGAACAAGAAATTGAACGAGGAATACAAACAGCAAAAACTTCTATACTAGGTAAAGCAGCCTACCTATGATGGATCTTAGAGACAAAGAAAAACCATTAGAAGTATGTATTTGTGGCTCTACTTTATGGAATGTAAAAGTAATGTTTGAAGATGGCGAAATATCTTTGTATATGTTAGACATGGAGTGTGCTTTGTGCGGTGCATTAGCAACTGCCCCAACGCCAATAGATAATGTTTAAAGGAAATTTAAAACCGTATCAACCAGAGGCAGTAGACAAAATGGTTAATCGTAAAAAAATGCTTGTTGCTTATGAAATGGGTCTTGGAAAAACTTGTATGACAATTGCGGCAATAGAAAAACTAAGAGAGCAAGGTGAAATAGAGGGGTCTGTGCTTGTAGTTGCTTTATCAAGTTTAAAATATCAATGGGAAAAAGAAATACAAAAGTTTTCTAATGCAACCGTTACTGTTGTAGACGGTAGTAAATCAACAAGACTTTTGCAATATGACCGTGGATCTAAAAGCGAGTACATAATTTGTAACTACGAGTCCTTGGTTAATGATTGGGACTCTATTAAAGACTTAAATCTTGGAGCCATAATCTGTGATGAAGCCACTGCAATTAAGGGGTTTAGATCTAAGAGATCAAAAGCAGTAAAAAAATTATCTGCAAATATTCCAATCCGTTTTGCCCTTACTGGAACACCGATAGAAAACGGTAGACCTGAAGAGGTTTATAGCATTATGCAATTTGTTGATCCAACACTTTTAGGTAGGTTTGATTTGTTTGATCAAACTTTTATTGTTCGTAATCATTTTGGGGGAGTTCAACGATATCGTAATCTTCCTATCTTTCATGAAAAAATGAAAAGCGCATCTGTTCGTAAACTTCAAACTGATCCAGATGTTGCTCCTTATCTTCCAGACACTATCTATCGTGATCCAATACAAATAACTTTTGATACTAAAACTTCTAGTTTGTATAATTTTATTGCTGATGAACTTAGCCAAGAATTATATGAAGCGCAACAAATGTTGGGTGCAAACTTCTCTTTACTAGCACACTACGGTCACGACAGTAAACCAGGAAGTCCTGCAGATATGCTTAGAGGATCTATCATGTCTAAAATAACTGCTCTTAGAATGTTGTGTGATCATCCTGATTTACTAAATAAAAGCGCTTTACTTTTTGAAAAACAAATAGGTACGGGTAGTGCTTATGTTTATAGTTTAAAAGATAGAGGATTACTTGAAGGAATAACTAAGTCTTCCAAATTACAAGAGTTAAAATCTTATGTGTTAGATCATTTAGACACAGATCCTGAAGCAAAGGTTGTGGTGTTTACATCTTGGGTTGGAATGTTAGATTTAATACAAAAAGAAATTGGAGGAACTTTATACACGGGAGACATGAACGCAAAAGAAAAAGAAGCAAGCAAAGAAAAGTTTTTAACTGATCCAGAGTGCCGTGTGTTTATTTCATCTGATGCTGGTGGTTACGGAGTAGATCTTCCAATTGCTAATCTTTTAATTAACTACGATTTACCCTGGTCTGCAGGGTTATCTATTCAAAGAAATGGTCGTATTAAAAGAGCCTCAAGCCGATGGCCAAGTATTATTATTCAAGACATTATTGTTTTAAATTCTATTGAGGAGAGACAACACGAAATGCTCCAGCAAAAAAACGCTGTAGCAGATGCAGTTATGGATGGAGAAGGCATCAATTCTAAGGGTGGAATTGACCTAACGGTAGGAAGTCTGATAGGTTTCCTACAGAAACAACGACCTTGAGGGGGTTAACATGGCAAGAGTAAAAGAAGAAGAACCAAGAGTACCTGCAGTAGATGATCTTGAATCGCA